AACAACTGGTCAATCATTGTGGCTGTGTTTGGGCATTTGATCTCTACCATGCCAGATTCACCTACAAGCCCGTCAGGTGACGCACCAGCGCGATCAATTGTTGGATGTAATACAAACCCTACTTCTTCAACAAATACGCCTAATTTTGATTCGTAAGCGGCTCTGGCAAATGGCTCTTGCTCAGTTCCCCATTGCATAGCTGCGTTGGTAAATGACTCAGCCACAGTGCCAGTGATACGCTCTACTACCAGTTGCGCCATGTAATTTTCACGACTTGCAGAATATCCTGTTTTAGTCTTAGCCAAAACATCAGCTACTCTGCTGGCAGTTACTTTACCTAAACGTGCTGCAAACCAATCTTGTGTGCCTTGTTCCATTATGCTGTTTCCTTTTCTTTTTTAGCTTTCTCAATACGGGCTTTTTTTGCTGCAATTACTTTGGCTTGCCATTTTTGATCGTTACCGCAAGCTGCATACGCATCTGCATATATCTTTACCAATTCCTCGCCATTAACTGAATTTTCTATTGCCAGGATATAATCAGCTAATGCGCTAGCGTTGACTGTAGATTTGCTTGCAGCATTACCGTCATCATCTTCCGGGGCAAGACCACAGGAAGCTAACAAAGACGCTCGGCGAATATAAGTTAGGCACGACATAAAACCCTGTGGATCATTTTTAGGCGATGGAAAAAATAACTTGCCGCAATCCAGGCGTTCACCAGACTCATGCAAAAAACTGGTTTCGCAGATAATTCCGTCAGAATGCTCTGCGGTAGTTTGGAATAGGAATATGCCATTGTCGTTAAGCGCATCAATTACAGCATCAACGCACGATGCTAGATCGGCATATTTGCTACGGAAGTGCGGATTGGTTGCACTTTTCAATGCAGGACCAAATGATTTTTGGGCTTTGACCAGTGCTGTTGCAATTAATTTCATATTATCTCCAATAAAATGCGTTAAGTAATAAAACGATTACGGCTGCTGTGTACACAATTGTTGCCAAGACATTAAAAAATGTAATTTTCATGTTATTCCCCAAGTTGAATTTGCAAAGCTAAATCTAATACGTAATCTTCGCTATCAAGTAAATCCATCAAGTCATTGCGTAAGCGTTTTTTGTGGTTGTAAACAATTTCGGAATGCTGGTCTTTGGTATGTATGATTGAACTGTGAAAGACGTAGACAGCGTATTCTGGGTCTTGCTCTGTCAAGTATTCGAGCAAATCAAAGTTTGGTTGGATGTTGCGACCGTTGCCGTCTTTTGATGGGTATGGGTATTGACCGTAATCAAGGATTGAATCAACAACTTCTTCGAGGGCTTGCTTGATTGCCCAATCTTTGATTTCTACGCCATCTTCGTGGCTTAGGTCGTTACGGCTGTCTAATGAGTGGTGGTATAGCATTATAGTGCCTCCACTTTTTCAATTTGCCAATTAAGTGCTAGTGCGCGAAGATTGGCATTAGCCATTGATGTGTGAATTTCAATGTTGCGAAATTCTTTTTTTAATAACTGGCTGTAAACGTAAAAAGTAACTTTAAGCATTTTGATTCTCCCAAAAAGACCGCTTGATTGCGGCATGTAGTAATCATAAGCCTGCTTATATTGTTAAGTCAAGCATTATTTTTAATATTTTTTAAATTAATTTTAACTGTTTGATTTATATAGCATTTATTTATTACTTTGACAGATAAAATAAGCTGGCTAAAATAGCTAAATGAGCAAATTTGAAGCAATCAAACTGGCAGGATCAACTAAAAAACTGGCTGAATTGCTAGGTATTAGCTATGCGGCTATTGCCCAGTGGAAAGAAATACCTGCTATGAGATTGTGGCAATTGAAAGTGTTGCGCCCAGAGTGGTTTAATGATATAAAGTTGCGAAACTCGGCTAGGTTGGACTAATTACCCAACTGAATGGTGACTCTATCCCCACCTGCCGAAGTTTCCTTTTGGGATAGATTACAGGGATAGAATATGCACTATTACTCATTCAATATTGGCGATTACGCCAGCCATACTCGCAATTTATCGTTGTTAGAAGATTTAGCCTATCGGCGGCTTTTAGACGAATATTATTTGCATGAACATCCGTTGAACGTCAGCGTAACGGCGGTTGCGCGACAAATTGGGATGCGAGAGCATGAGGATTGCATTAAATTTATTTTGGATTCTTTTTTTATATTCACCGAATCTGGATGGATAAATACTCGCGCTGATCGAGAAATTGAACATTTTAAGGGGAAAATTGCTCAAGCCAGTAACGCCGGTAAAGCGTCTGCTGAACGGCGGCTTAACGTGCGTTCAACGTGCGTTCAACCAAACAATAAACAAGAACCAATAACCAATAAACATAAACCAATAAACAATATAACTACTACGCCTGAAGGCGTTTCACAAGATATATGGGATTCATTTGTTCAGCAAAGAAAAAAAAGCAGGGCAGTAATTACCGAGACTGTTATTAACTCAATTCAAAAAGAAGCGAACAAGGCAGGTTGGACTTTAGAAATGGCACTGGCTGAATGCGCTGCTAGGGGTTGGCGTGGATTTAAAGCTGAATGGGTTAGAACTGAATCTGAGAAACAATTTAACCAGCCACAATCAAAAGCTATGTTAGGCGTAATGTTGGTTCAACAGGAAATTGACCGTTTAAAAAACGAAGGGACTGAAAATGAAATTTTTGAAAATTGAGATTTTAGAGGGAATCCGAGGATTGTCTGTATTGCGGCTTAAAAACACACCGGCAGCAGAAATGATTATTCCAATAGCCAAGATTTGGTATAACGCATTTGAATCTTACCCAGTAGCCTGGGATGAGGAATTGGATAAAGACCGGATTCAGCGCATGTTTACGATCTGTTCTGCTAACTGCAATGAGTTTCCAAGCCCGTTACAAGCATATCAAATGCTACCGGCAAGGGAAAAAAGATTAAGTTTGCCCAAGCCACAAACCAACAAAATGTCGGCAGAGAACCGTAAGGTGCTGGATGATTTACTTGTTAAATTAAATAATAATAGGAAAATGGTGAGATGAATGAGTTGGCTCTTTTCGCAGGCGCTGGTGGAGGAATACTCGGAGGACATTTGCTTGGATGGCGAACAGTCTGTGCAGTTGAATGGGAACAATACCCAGCAAGCGTATTGTGCGCCAGACAAAATGACGGGATTCTCCCGACTTTCCCGATTTGGGATGACATACAAACCTTTGACGGAAAACCGTGGCGAGGAATTGTTGACGTTGTATCTGGCGGGTTTCCCTGCCAAGACATCAGTGCAGCGGGGGGGGGGGCAGGAATCGAAGGCGAGCGAAGTGGAATGTGGAAAGAAATGGCAAGAGTGGTTTGCGAAGTTAGACCGCAATACGTTTTTGTGGAAAATTCGCCAATGCTCACTATTCGAGGACTTGGAGTTGTCCTTGCAGACTTGGCCAAGATGGGGTTCGATGCAAAATGGTGTGTGTTGGGAGCAGCCGATGTTGGTGCTAACCACCAAAGAGACAGAATCTGGATTGTTGCAAGAAACATGGCCAACGCCTCGATGTCAAATGACTCGCCCTGTAGCGATACGACAGGACATAGAAAAAGGACATCGGGGAAATTTGGAGGAAGTAGTAGCAGTCAGGGAGAAATGGCCTACCCCGACAGTAAGAGATTACAAAGGGGCAAACGGATTCGAGACATCCAAAAAGAAGATGGAAAATGGATTACGAGCGCACATGGGGCAATTGCCAAATGTAGTGCAGAATTTGGAACAAAAGCCGATTGGTGGCAATTTGAACCCGATGTGGGTCGAGTGGCTAATGGGGTGGCCGCTAGGGTTCACAGACTTAAAGCCGTTGGAAATGGGCAAGTCCCATTATGTGCAGCAACAGCATGGAAAATCTTAGGTGACTGAGCAATACCGCCAGGAATGTGAGGCTAGGGAATGGCTTGCTAGATACAACAAGAAAAAGCAGCTTGGCAAAGGAAAAGCAAATATCTGGTGGGAAGGCATTATTGCCAATATAACCAGGATACGTGGAAAACAAGCAGCAAATCAATTACGTGAAAACATGAGGAAAGAAAATGAGAAGAGCAGCAAAGATTGATGCAAACCAGACTCAAGTGGTCATTGCACTACGGGCAGCAGGTGCTACAGTGCAAAGCCTGGCGGCTGTGGGAATTGGTGTTCCTGATCTGTTGGTTGGATTTCGTGGGCAAACTTATCTCATGGAAGTGAAAAATGGTCAAAAAGTGCCATCCAAGCGATTGCTGACTGACGATCAGATAAACTGGCATGAGCAATGGCGCGGCGGCACTCTAGCCGTTATAGAGCATCCTGACGCTGCTTTAAGGCTAATAGGGGCAATACAATGAACCCAGAAGATGCAGCAGAGACAATCCGAGAAAAAGCCAAGAAGCATGGCGAGGCTCACGGGCAAAGGATTTACCTGGAAGAATTTAGGAAAAGCAAAAAAGCGTTATTAATGAAGGATGCACTAGCAATGGGCGTGGAAGCTGCCAATGCTCAGGAACGTGAAGCATATGCCGATCCCGAATATGTAAGTTTGCTGAAAGGATTGGCGGCTGCTGCGGCTGAGGAAATCACCACCAAATGGGAAATCGAGGCGGCTCGGCTAGATATTGAGATTTGGAAAGCTAGAGTCTATTTAAACAAAAAGGTAGATCGAGCGCATGAGTAGCTTCCCAAAGCACAACTATATTCGCAGCAAAAAACTATTAATGGCGGTTTGCACATTAGAATGCCAAAACTGCGGATATGGTGAAAGCCAGGCCAGTCATGCAAACTGGGGTGGAGGGCGCGGCATGGGCAAGAAAGCAGATGATAATCTGATTGCTGCTTTATGCTTGGCGTGTCATTACCAAGTAGACTTTGGAAAGCTAACGCGGGCTGAAAAACGTAGAATCTGGATTGATGCACATCGAAAGACTGTGGAAAAATTAATTGCTTTAAAAAAATGGCCAGACAATGTGCCAATTCCTGATATATTTGATTAAAATTTGACTTGACTTGATAATTTATTGAGATTAACATTAAATTTAACCCAATTTTAGGGGATTTTATGGCATCGCAAAAAGATAATGCTGCTACTTTCGTGGCGGTATTGCTGCATTCAAGCACAAATACACACTTTATGCACCTGCAAACGACTAGTTATGCAAGGCATGTGGCGTTGAATGACTACTATGATCGCATTATTGAGCTGGCTGATAAATGGGCAGAAGCGTATCAGGGCTGCTATGAAATCATCGACAAGTATCCGAGTGACTTTCATCTAGCGCGTGATCCAGTGGCATACATTGAGAAGATTAAAGATTTTGTGGATACGATCCGCAAGGTATTGCCTGACGAGACGCAATTACAGAATATTGTGGATGAGATTGCAGAGTTAATTGATTCCACATTGTATAAGTTAAAGACGTTTAAGTAATGAAAATACAGCAAGTCAGCGTTGAGAAGCTAATACCGTTTGCTCGGAATTCTCGCACTCATTCTGATAAGCAAGTGGCTGAAATTGCAGCAAGTATTAAAGAGTTTGGCTGGACTAATCCCATATTGGTTGATGGCGATAAAGGTATTATTGCCGGTCATGGCAGGTTGTTAGCGGCTCGCAAATTAAATATGGATACTGTGCCAGTGATTGAATTGGCGCATTTAACGGAAACTCAAAAAAAGGCGTACATCATTGCCGACAACAAACTTGCATTAAATGCGGGTTGGGATGATGAAATGCTAAAGATTGAAATAGCAGATTTATTTGCAGACGGGTTTACCCTTAGTGTTTTGGGTTTTGATGCTGATGAACTGCAAAATCTGCTAGATGTGCCAGAATTTGAGCCAGCAACAGAAGATGACCAAGGCAAGCTGGATGAGTTAGACCCTAAATGGATTGCTTGCCCACATTGCGGCAAAGAGTTTGATGCTCGTGAAGCCTGAACTTAAAATTGATTGGGCGAGTCACGCAGCAGCCAAATATTCTTGTGAAAATTGGCATTACAGCAAATGTTTGCCCGTTGGAAAACTGGTTAAAGTTGGCGCATGGGAAAATGGCAAATTTATTGGAGTTGTAATTTTTGGTCGTGGGGCAACGCCAAATTTAGGTAATCCTTATGGTTTAGGGCAAGATGAATGTGTTGAACTTGTTCGTATTGCATTAACAAAACACGAAATA